AATCCGTGTACTTAAGCAATTGTCCGTCAACTGGAGCATTCTTCAGTTTTGCTGCATGAATATTAACCATATCACAAAAGGTTTTAAACATAGGCTGTCCATCAGGTTTTTCTGGGTAGCAAAAATTCCTAGCTGCAGACTCAACAGCAGGGTTAAAAGAGGCCGAGTTGTTATTTGCTAATTTTAGCAAATGCAAAACAGACTTAGGCATCCTATCCTTGGTGAGTTGCATCATGGGAAATTGCTCATTAATCAAACCTAAATGAAGCATTCTACGCCCGCAAAAATCCTTACCTGTAACATCAATTATCTTACCCCTTTCGAGGTACCTTATCTCAACTTGCTTATCAAAACTAGGGTCATACTTCCAGTGTGCGAACTTCGAATCATCACCCTGGCATAACAAGTCATCAGGATCACCACCAGCATCCATAAAATAAAGCGTCATAAAGACGCAATTAAGATACAGAGTTATAGGCGACCCAGACTTGACTATTCCAGGTATTATTTGCTTGTACATCTGTCCATTAGGGAGTATCCAAATTACCGTAAAATTACTGAGGCCGAATAGAAACCGGATGAATGCAACTTCAATGGAGTCAACTCCATATAATTTCTCAAAGAGTTGTTCAGCTCCATCAGCATCCGTCCTATTAACAGTCCAGTCCCAGCTACTAAAATCATTTCCCTTAGATCCATTGAATTTGTCAACATCTGACTTTGTCATACCTAACCCAAACCTCTTAAGTGCATGCTCCGCAAACCTAGCATGGTCCATATCATGGTCCATACACCAGGGTGTGGCTTCACTTTTCTGCTTGGTCAAGTCGCCGAATAAAACCCGCCCTAAAATTGTTTCGGCAACACCTACATTGGCTATCAACCTCTCTCGGTGTTGGTTTATCTTCTCAATTTTATGGGGCTCCGGCTTTCCAAAAATCCTTATGTAACACGTAGCGTCGCCGCGTTTTAACCCCTCCACAAGTGGCACCATCTCATGCTTCCAAAAATTATCGAATACTGCAGGGTCAAGCTTCACTTGTCCACCAGACACAGAACGACCGACTGCCGTAGCCTTCGTGGGGTTCTGCATCTTCATATTCATTCTCCCAGTAGACTTATCTGCTAGGAGCGAAAATTCAGGTGACAGTATAAAGTCACTGACCTTCTTTCTAAGTGCCACCAAGTCCCATCCAGTCTGCTTAACTCCTTGCGGAGCCATTATTTTGGCCAACCTCTCAATATGCTTCTCTTTAAATGGCATTCGCTGATCATTATCAACAGCGGCAGCGAATTTAAGGGCATGTGTTTTAAAAGATTCGGCTAAAACACTTTGGTTTCTCTCAGGGAATCTAAGGTTTCCTATCATTATATGCTCTTCATCTTTTCCTTTCAATCCTTTATCTTTTGCGGTGGTATAACTTTCACTTTTATCTATACCCAAATCC